GGGGGGGTGGGGGCGTGTGTATGTATATATATATAAAGGTACTTAGCCAAACCATCCCTAAATTCGAACACAATGTGGTGGTGCGTCACGCACCGTGTTCGTCATCAAATGCGATGTTCAGCCCTGTACAGCCATGCCTTGTCGACCCGAGCGTCATGGATGCTCTCACGCTGGCGTAGTGCGCCTGCGTCACTGTCGTTCCTGAACCAGCACTTGTCCGTGCTACCTGCCCCGCAGGCGGGGCAAGAAACCAAACGTAGCTCTTCAGAAGTCACCGCTTTAGCCTCCTGAGACCTCCACAGAGGGTTTCTAGGTTTCGGTCTCATCTTTAGAACTTCTAACTCTAAGGAGTAGATCAACCCGCCGCCTATGCGGCGGGTGTTCGCTCGCTCACTCACTCGCCTTCGGCTCGTTCGTTCGCTCGCTCACCCGAAAACCCCTATTTACTATGTACTGGTTCGGTGTCCCACCTCACCAGCTGGCTCGTTGCGTAGCGGCGTGTTCCCTCTCTGTGTTCGGGAACGTAGCGGCAAACGCACTTGCGTAGCCGTGTGTTTAAGGGACTTGACCCTGGGTCAAGAAATGGGACAGATATCCTTACTAGGTAGAATGCTACCTGACGAAGACTTCCGTACTAACCTAGAGGACCTGCTTCCTGCCTCTACGCCCAACCCGACGCTGTGGCGCAAGGTTGACGGCAAGATGGTCATGCCTGAACTTCAGTCCAAGTTCCTGGACGAGTTCCTGCTGACCTACAAGGCTGACCGTGAGTACACCACGATGGAGCAGTGGGCGAATGCCCACGGCGTGGCCGTGAAGACGCTGCGCACGTGGAAGAAGGATCGCCGCTTCATCGCTGAGTGGTCCCGCCGTGCCGACTCCAAGAACCTGTCGGTCGAGCGCATTCAGACGGTCATGGACACGATCTATGCCGCCGCCGCCAACGGCGACAAGGACATGGCGAAGCTGTACCTGGCCGAGGTNCAGAAGATGCGTCCGCCTGTGCAGCAGGCGTCNGACGATGAGCTTCGTGACATGAGCGACGCTGAGCTAGACGACCTACTGAGGGACCTGGCTGGTGAGTGACGACAGGAGCCTGAAGGAGAAGGCACTAAGGGAACTGCAGTGGCGCAAGGCCAAGCGTGATGTCCACTACGCATGCTCCAACTTCTGGTCGATCAAGGTGCCAGGAGTTGGCAAGCAGTTGCTGGTGCCTCGTGATGCCCAGGCAGAAGCGTTCGATCACTGGCAGAAGGATCGTTACTCGCTGACGCTGAAGGCACGTCAGATCGGATGGTCTACCGCTACGGCTGCGTTCGCCTGGTGGGAGTCGTACTTCTACTCTGACCGTGAGACGCTGTTCATCTCTAGGGGTGAGCGTGAAGCTCAGGACCTTCTGGCCAAGGTGAAGTACGGACTGAAGTATCTGCCTGAGTGGATGCAGGCCCGTGGGCCGAAGCAGTTGAACGACTCCAAGCTGAGGGTGGATTTCTCCAACGGTTCGTCAATCATCTCCCTGCCATCGGCCAGTGACCCTGCCCGTGGTTCTAGCGCTTATCGCATCGTTGTGGATGAGTGGGCGTTCCTCCCCAACGCTGAGGAAGCTTGGGCATCGATCGAGCCTGTGGCTGACGTCGGTGGTCGAATCACTGGCCTGAGTACGGCCAACGGCTATGGCAACTTCTTCCACACGCTGTGGGTGGGGGCAGAGACGGGCACGAACCAGTTCGTTCCCATGTTCCACAACTGGCGTGCAGGTGGTCGTTCTGACGCCTGGTACGAAGAGAAGAAGGACGCACTGCCTGACTGGCAGCTGGCTCAGGAGTACCCTGACAATCCCGATGAGGCGTTCCTGAAGTCTGGTAATCCTGTGTTCAACCTGGAAGCCGTGAGGCGCCAGGAGGCGAATGTGGATCGCCCTTGGGTCGGTCACATCTACGATGGCGTGAGGCCGTGATGGTCTACTTCGAGAAGAGCATCGACTATCCCGTGAGCGGTCCCCTGAAGGTGTGGGAGGAACCGTTGAAGAAGCACCGCTACGTAATCGGAGCCGATGTCGCTGAGGGTTTGGAGCATGGTGACTACAGTTCCGCCCACGTGATCAACGCTGGCACGGGTAACGTAGCGGCCCATTGGCATGGGCACATGGACTCTGACCTCTACGGTGAACAGCTAGGGTTGATGGGTCGTTGGTACAACTACGCTCTGATCGGAGTGGAGATCAACGGTCCTGGTCACGTTCCTGTGGCTGCGCTCAGGCGCATGAACTACCCTCGGCTGTTCCGTCGTCGTACCATCGGTAACATCGCTGAGAAGCAGGTCGACCAGTTTGGTTTCCTGACGAACCGCATCTCCAAGCCAAAGATCATCGAGGCGCTCAACAGCGCCCTACGTGATGACACGATCGTCATTCACGACGCTGAAACTCTTGCTGAACTCAGGTCATATATCCGTGAGTACACGACGGGTGGTGGCGTGAAGATGCACGGTTCCCCGCACGATGACCGTGTGATGTCTTTGGCTATCGCATGGGAGATGGTGTCTCACCAGACGGACTACCCTGAAGTAGACCCCGAACTGGAAGAGGGCACCTTCAACTACGCACTGGAAAGGGCTTTGGAGTTCAACAGGCCCAACGAGAAGGAAATGCGCATCGGAGTTTTCAACCAGCGGAATCAGCGCAAGTTTTGATTTAGTACTGATTCGGGACACCCTCGCTCTACATAGTAGAGAACCAAACCTCGACCCCTCTGGACCTATCATGGCTTTTCGTGACAACACCAAGTCGTACACGCCACGCCTGACCGATGGCAATTCTGGCACGGTACGCAACTCCAACCCTCGTCCTGGCTACCATCAGAAGAAGCCTGCTGGCGCTGGCGCCGTAGCATCTGTCAACGGACAGGTTGCTCGTCCTGGCTACAAGCAGAAGAGCGTTCCTGGTGGCGGCAGTGGAAGCATTGCCCGTCCTGGCTTCCACCAGAAGATCAAGGGCTGATCTTGTCACACAGCGCAGCATGCGCAAGTTCTCCTCGTCCTTGCTTCCAGTGCAAGCTGCGTAGCTGGCGAGACGGCTCTGGCTCCCTAGGGATCGTCGTCCCTGCTGGGTGGGGCGAGGCACCCAGCAAGTGGGAGCAGGAGAAGAACCACGTTCAGGAACTGAAGGATGCTGGCGTGCCCTTTGAAAGGGCATCCAAGTGAACTGGTATCACCCCGTGTGGGTTGTGCCGATGCCAGGTTATCCTGGCTACTTTGGTGACACGCCGTATCCTCGTCCCTACATTGGGGATGTTCCGTATCCTCAGCCGCAGCAGTGGCCCTACCACTGGTACGTCCCCCAGACCACCAAGATCGTAGTGACGAATGGCACGCAGTCGAGCACAGGCTCTTAAGCTCTACAAGCACGAACTTGAGCGCACGAAGCGTTATCGTGAAGAGCAGGGCTACGACCAGCTTTGGGAGCGTATGATTGACCTCTATCGAGGTCATCCTTACTCTGTTGCCACGACCGAAGACCAGATCACGGTCAACATTGCGTTCTCTACGATCAACGTCATCGGCCCTACGATCTCGGTCAACTACCCTAAGATCACGGTGATGCCCACGCATCCTCTGTACGAAGAGGCTGCATTCATCACCGAGGCCATCGTCAACTACGAGTGGAAGCACAACAACTACCAGGATCAGTTCCGCCTGGCAGTGAAGGACTACCTCGTTGTTGGTCACGGTTGGATCAAGACAGGCTACCGCTACAAGCAGCAGGAAGTCTCTCTGTCCGACAATGAGATGAACGAGGCCCTGGGTGAGGCCCAGGCGGAGGCTGACGCCTACGCAGCAGAGAACCCAGACATGGCAGGCGTTGTCCCTACGGACGACGAACTGATGGAGAACCTGCCTCAGACGAAGCTGGTGACAGTCGAGGACCAGCCTTACGTCGAGCGCATTTCTCCGTTCGACATCTTTGTCGACCCCGAGGCAACCACTCTGGACGATGCCAAGTGGATTTGCCAGAAGATCATTCGTCCGCTCACAGAGGTTCGCAAGGACCCCAAGTACAAGCCTGGTGCTCGTGCCAACGTGCAGGCGGACATGGACGTATCGGGTGACCGAAACGACCGCAACAGGTCATTCTTCCGACGTGGAAACGAAGACCCAGCGGACCAGCGTGTCACCGTGTATGAGTGGTACGACCTCAAGGCTAATACGGTCGCAACCTGTGCAGAGGGGTCAGATGAGTTCCTCATCGATCCCCAGCCATGCCCGTTTGCTTTCGGTCATCCATTCATCATGCTCAGGAACTACGACATTCCTGACTACTTCTACCCAATGGGTGAGCTAGAGGCCATCGAGCCTCTGATCCTGGAACTGAACAAGACCCGCTCCATCGAGATGCAGGTCCGTAAGAAGTTCGCCAGGAAGTTCATGTTCCGTGCAGGTGAGTTCGATGCGGCTGGCCGTCAGGCCCTAGAGTCCGACGTCGACAACCAGTATGTTCCTGTCGCTTCCGACACGCCATTCGATCAGCTGATTGGCGTAGTGCCACAGACCCAGGTTCCACCTGACCTGTACCAGCACTCGGAGACGGTCGAGGACGACATCGGAACGGTGTCGGGAATCTCGGACTACCAGCGTGGACAGACGCCCGAGACGAGGCGTACGGCCACCGAGGCTGCAATCATCAGTGACTCTGTCAACGCACGCAGCGCTGACAAGCTGTCACAGATCGAGAAGGGCATCGCCCGTGTGGCTCGCAGGATTGTTCAGCTGAACCAGCAGTTCATGTCTGCGGACAAGGTCGCCCCGATTGTCGGTCAGGATCAGGCCATCTACTGGCTGCCTTACGGCTACGAAGAGATCAAGGGTGAGTTCGACTTCGAGGTTGAGGCTGGTTCTACCCAGCCAATGAACGAGACGACTCGCCGCCAGCAGGCTACGGCCATGCTAGAGGGCATGATGCCATTCGTTCAGATGGGTGTTGTTGACCCTGCGAAGCTGGCACAGCACGTCCTGAAGTTCGGCTTCAACGTTCCTAACCCTGGCAAGTTCATGACGCCTATGGCAATGATGATGGCTCAGGGCGGCGACCCAATGCAGCAGATGATGATGCAGCAGATGGGCATGGGCGGCGCACCAGCGCCTCCTGGTGGCGGTGGCACGGGTGGCCCACAGGGTCCACCTGACGGCGCTGGTGGATTCACCGATGACAGTGGCGAGGTTGGCAACCAGCTTCCTCAGGGCGCAATGGGAGGTATGGCCTGATGGCTGACTACCAGGATGACGCCGCTACGAAGCTCAGGCTCCGTTACCCAGGCGTAGAACAGGATTACACGCCTCTTCTGAATCGCTACAAGGCGGACCAGGGGATCACGACGTGGGAGGGCTGGATTGCCCACATTGCTGCGTCTTCTACGTCGGCCAACATGAACGACGACCAGGCTGCCTTCTGGGTAGCGTTTGTCCCCTGAATTGAGCGTATGACATGTCAGACATGATCGGCGGAAAGATCAAGGTCGACTTCGACCGAGAGGGATGGCGAGGGTTCTTCCCTGGTGCTATCTCCAAGAACGGCAACACGTTCGTCAACAGCGTTGTTGACGGGCGTGGTCGCATCACGGGCACGGTTGCTGGCAACGGCAATGAGCGTGTCGCAATGCTGCATCAGGGCACGACGTCCTGGGGCAACACGGGAATCAAGTCACTGTGGTGGGGACCTAGTTCCGACGCCACGAACCCAAGGCCGCAGCTGGGTCACATCCACAACTACAACGAGATCAACGGCGTAGCGTACGGTGTGGCCATCTGGCATGACACCGCCTTTGCTGCACCTGGCATCCTGAACATTGCCCGCATCACGTTCGTCATTGGCCCTACGGGTGCCACGACGACGACGGGCAGTGGAACGGTAACCTCTGGAACCGTGCCTACGGCATTCCACGTCCCTCGTGACGGTCGTGTACGCAAGCTGGTACGCAACACCAACGTTGCCTATGCCTACCTTGACCCGCCCCACGTGGCGGCGGGTGTGAAGATCGGTGACACGATCACGATCGCTGGCGCAACCGACACTGTCTTCAACGTTGCAGGTGCCGCTGTAACCGTTGCTGGTGGTGGCTCGGGAATGGTTGGCTATGCCAACGTTGGGTCGAACGGTACAGAGAACTGTGGTACGGGCGTAACGTTTACGCCCACGGGCCAGTACCGAACGAACATGCCCTATTGGGTGCGTACCGAAGTGTCGGATGACCAGGTGCGCATCAAGCAGTGGGCGTACGGCCTGCCAGAGCCAAGCTGGGCAGACACGTCCGCTGTGGCCAGGCAGACGATCACGACCAGTGCAACGCTGACCGAAGACCTGAGGGCAAAGACCTCGGGCAAGGGTGCCAGTGGCATCTGGGTCGGTCACCTTCATGACAACCAGTACGCAGAAGTGAGTGACGTGGAGATTTACCCATGCTGAGCGCACAGATGAACCAGCAGGAGTTCCTGTGGCACCTGATGGGTGCAGGCGACGAGACGCAGTGGGCTGCCATCCAGTCCGCCTTCAACCTCGGCGGAAACGTCCTGAGCACAGGCGGCGTAGAGGTAGCACGTCTGGACATTGTCGAGACGAACACTCGTACGATCACCGCTGCGGCGCTGACGTCTATTGCCCCTTGGGTTCTCCCGAACGTTACCTACTACGGTAGGCCGCTGACGTTCGAGCTGGACCTGCCAAGCATCACCCATTCGGCACTGCCTGCCACGGTGTCGTTTGAGATTCGTGCTTCGGTGAATGGTGGTGCGGCATTCAAGGTGTGCACCGCAAGCGTGCCGCTCCCTGCGGGAACGGTGAGCCAGAAGTTCAACATGTCTGGGACGCTGCCTGTCGCAGGCCAGCTGGCTTTGAACGTCGGTGACGTGATCTCTGGTATCAACGTCTTCGCTTCCACGAGTGCCCCCACCGCCACCATCAACACCTTCTGGAACAACGGCTCTGTCGGTTCGACGCCAGGGCGACTGAGGGTGGTACAGCAGTGATCGACGCCGTCCTGAGCAACGGGCCTCTCGTGGGTAGCCAGGCTCAGGTCGTGGTGATGCCACGTTACCCTGACCTGAACAAGAAGACTGCTGTCATCTACCTGCATGGTGGTAACGGCCAGCCTCATCAGTGTCTGGTTCAGCAGGCCATCACCAAGATTTGCTCCGAGCGTGGCATTGCCCTGTTCAGCATTCTGAGCAACGGCGCCAACAATTGGGGCATCCCAGCCGCTGTGACCGATACGCATACGGCTGTGACGGCTGTGCGTGCCCTCGGCTATCGCAACGTCTACCTGTACGGCATCAGCATGGGATCGTTCCTGGCCCTGAGGTACCTGCAGGTCAACCCTCTGGCGGTTGAGGGAACGATCCTCCATCTGCCTGCCAATGACATGGAGTTCCTGGGCAACCCCGCCCTGAGCGCTCTGACAGCGACCGATATGGTGGCGGCCTGGGGTGGCCAGGCAGCCTTCGATGCGGCCATCCAGTCGTCAGACCCGAAGCGTTACATCAACTTCTACAAGGGTCTGCGCATGCAGATTTGGTCCGCTACGAACGACGACGTGTTCGGCACGGCTCCGCTATTCATGAATACGGTGCGAACCTTCGCCGCAAACGTCGCTAAGCCCATTCACTACACGGGTGCCGTGAACCATCTCGACTCCAATCTGAGGGCAGACGAGATTCTTCCGTTCCTGGATGGGACACTCAATTCGTAATAGGTAGGAGCAACCGTTCGGCCTCCGACCAGTAATACCAGCCCAAGCAACCCACGTGCAAGCGTAGTGGCACACGTGATGGAGAGATATGTCGATCTTCGATAGTCCAACCGACACCGCCCCTGTGGGGGATAACGGTGGAGTAGTAGACAGCCAGCCCGTAGTTGATACGGGAACCCCTGTTGACACAGGAAGTGTCGATACGGGTACACCAGTAGCTGACGGCGTTGTCGATGGTGCGGCCCCTGATGGGCCGAAGTACCTAGACGTCGATGAGTACGGTGATTACCTGGTCAAGGTCAAGATCGATGGCGAAGAGCGTGAACTGCCCTTCAATGAGGTCCGCAATGGCGTCATGATGCAGCAGGCTTTCACGCAGCGCACGCAGCAGCTGGCAGCAGAACGTCGTCAGCTTCAGCAGGCAGAGGCTCTGGTCAACGCACTAGAGCAGAACCCCCAGAAGGTTCTTGCAGAGCTTGCTCAGGCATACGACTTTGAACTGGATGGCCTACAGCCTATTGAGCGTAGTCCTGCGGAGATTCAGCTTCGTGAGATTCAGGCTCAGCAGCAGGCCCTTCAGATGCAGTACCAGGAACAGCGTCTCGCTAATGAGATCGCAAACCTGGAACGACAGCACGGGGACTTCGATAAGCGAGCCGTAGCAAGCATCGCAATCCAGAAGGATATCGACTTTACCTCTGCGTTTGAAATCCATCAGGCACAGACCCTCATGGCCGAACAGCGTCAGAAGGCTGAGAGTGACAGGCGTGCAGCAGCTGCGGCAGCAGCGGCGGGCGCTACCCACACTCAGGCTGGCGGAGGCCAGGGTGGTGTGTACCAGACGAGTGGCAATTCCACCCCCGCTCAGTCAATCGGTGAAGCATACCGAATGGCACAGGCTGAACTGCGTCGCTGACGCCCGAACAAGAAACTGACCAATGGCTCTTGCAGACTACAATGCAATCCTGGCCACCACGCTGAAGAACTACCTGCCCAAGCTGGAAGACAACGTCTTCTCTGCTCGTCCGCTGGTCTTCTTCCTGAAGCAGAGTGGCCAGATCAGGCAGATTGCTGGTGGTAACCAGATTGTTCTGCCTCTGATCTACGCCCAGAACACGACGGCTGGTTCATACTCTGGCTACGACGTGATCCCAACCACGCCTCAGGACGGCATCTCAGCTGCCCAGTACGACTGGAAGCAGTATGCCGTTTCGATCGCTATCAGCGGTATCGAAGAGGCCATGAACAACGGTGAGCAGGAAGTAATCGACCTGCTTGAGGCCAAGGTAATGCAGGCCGAGGAAACCGTGCTTGAGCAGATGGACTCTATGTTCTTCGGTGACGGTACGGGTAACGGTGGTAAGAACTGGAACGGACTGGCAAACCTGGTCAACCAGAACGCTACCACGGTCGGTAACATCGACCCTGCTGCAAACCCATTCTGGCAGTCGAACATCAACACCACGGCTGAGGCTCTAACCAAGTCTCGCATGGAGAACATGTTCAACACGGCTTCTGTCGGTAACGACAAGCCAAACGTCATCCTGACGACGCAGGCTCTGTACGAGAAGTACAACTCCCTGCTGCAGGACAACCTCCGATTCACGTCAACCAACACGGCTGACGCAGGATTCGAGAACCTGCTGTTCCACACGGCACCAGTGACGTACGACACGTACTGCACGGCTGGTGTAATGTACATGCTCAACAGCAAGTACCTCAGGCTGGTTGGACATAAGGACCGTTGGTTCGTGCCAACGCCGTTCGATCGTCCTACGAACCAGGACGCCCGCTACGCACAGATTCTCGTCTACGGAGAGCTGACCATCAGCAACCGTAAGCGTCAGTCTGTCCTGACCAACAAGAGCTGATAACATGCCTAGCCAGGCCGAAATCACCGCCAGCGTTGCCAACTCTCCACAGCATTGGGCCGAGGCCCGTGTTGTGTCGGGTACGGTAGGCGCAACGGTAAACGTAACGGGTGCCAAGGGTGGAAATGCTGCTCTGACGAGCCTCATCGCCGCTCTTGTGTCACTCGGTCTAATCACCGACGGAACCAGCTGAGGTCAAGTAATGGGAGCTATGACGTTCACACGATCATCTGGCGGTAACGCCGACGATGCTGAGAGCGTCTACAAGGGCTACCGTGTCGTCCGTGGCACGCTGACCTTCTCGGCCAGCTATGCCACGGGTGGCGACACCATTCCACTGGCGACGGTGGGACTTCAGGAAATCCGCAAGGTCCTTGTGGACAGCGATCTGATCGCAGGATTCGGTAACACGTCGGGTCTGTCGGTCAACCTGGGCGGTACGCCACAGGCTCCGACGCTAATCGCATTTGATGCACTGAACACTCAGGTGCCTAACGCAACCAACATGGCTACCAGGAACGTTCCTGTGTGGCTTCTGGGTAGCGGTTGATGTCTGATATTCAGTCACTACAGGTACCTAATGGTGCCCAGCTGATGACGGGTAGGGGTGACGATGCTCGCCCCGCCCGTATCAGTACGTCTACGGGTGATGTCCGCCGTGTCGACGGCGTTGAGAAGCCCGCAAGCCAGCTGATTGCCTTTGACCCTAGGCATTGCAACACTTTCTCGGTTGATGCAGACGGCCGAGAGAGTCAGTGCATGGGCTGGCCTGTCAAGAAGGAAGAGAACCCAAACCATCTGTGTGCGGGTCATCTGAGGAAGCAGAAGCTGGCCGATGGCAATTACCCTACAGCAGATGAGGGACTTTCTCAGGGTCAGTCTTGACCTAGAGGAAGAGGACCTTCCTGACTCCCTCATTGACCCGTGGGTGCGTGAGGGTAGCCGTCGTGTGCAGAGGGCTGAGACTCGTTGGCCTTTCTACGAAACGGTTTTCGCTTACACTCTGAACCCCAATGCGTTCGGACTGTATCCGCTGTCGGGTATCTCTGCCACGATCGAGCGCATTAGTTCGATCACGCTGGCGAACCAGGGTCCACTGAAGTGGATCGGGTTCGATGCTTTCAGCGAACTGAACAGGACGCCTTCGACGGGTCGTCCTATCTACTGGTCACAGTGGGGTACGAACCTGATGTTCTACCCTGCGGTCGATGTGGCCTATAGCACGGTCGTAGCTGGCTATGTCAAGCCAGCCGACTGGGTTGCTCTCGGCGCTGGTGCTGTTCCAGACATGCCCGATGAGCTACACAACACGATCATGACGTGGGCACTGGCAAAGGCTTACGCCCAGCAGGAAGACCCTGAGATGGCTTCCTTCTATGAGCGCCAGTACGCAGATGAACTGAACGAGTTCCGCCGACGTCTGAACGTTACTCCTCCGCCTCAGCCTCTCGTGCTGAATGGCGGTGTCGCCCGTGACCGCAACCAGATGCTGGTGCGTCCAAGGTTCGACTGGGAAGCAGCAGGTAACTGATGGCCCGAGCACGCATCCGCCTAGAGGAACAGCGTGGCTTCGATGGTGGTCTGAACCTGTCAGAAGAGATTGTCAACCTCGCCAAGAACGAGACGTTCGATCTACAGAACGTCGACATCGACAAGCGTGGTGGTTTCTCCCTGCGTAGGGGCACCCGTCCATTCATCAATGTGGCCACGGGTCTTCCGCTGACGCAGACGCCTGACTCGGGGTACAGTTACGTCGATTCTACGTCTGTGCGCCATCTGCTGGTGGCTCGGGGTGGTCATGTCCGTCGCTGGGATGGTGCTGCCTGGCAGGACGTTCTGGTGAACGTCGGCTCTGGCACGACGCAGTTCGCAGAGTTCAACAACCTGCTGTACATCCTCAGGCCAGGAGTCACGGTTCCCGCTACGTGGAATGGTGCTGGTCTGGCTACGGTGCTGACCACGACGGTCGGTAACTACAACGACAACCTGCAGGCCCCTAACTTCGGCAATTTCCCACAGTGCAGGACCTTCGCAGTGTGGGGCGAGGTAATGTGGGCTGGTGGTGTCGTTGAAGCTACAGGCACGTTCAACAGTCGCATTCGTTGGTCACATCCTGGGCAGCCCCAGGATTGGCGCACCAATGACTACATTGACATCTCGCCTGATGATGAGGCAGGTGTCATCAGGGCTATGGTCCCTCTGGGCGATCGTCTGATCGTCTTCAAGGACAAGAGCGTTCACGCTGTCTCAGGTGCCGCCCCTGGCGGCTTCTCCGTGCACGAACTGACTCGTCAGATCGGTGCGGCTACTAACGCCGCTGTGACGAAGACCGAGTCCGCCATCTACTTCTGGGATGTCGACACGGGCGCATGGAAGTATGACGGTAAGGAATTCACGCACATCTTCCAGCCTCTGTTCAGTCTGATCGATGATAGCAAGATGAACACGGCGTTCTCTTTCCAGACGATCCTGCAGTTCTTCCGTGAGCGCCTCTACGTGTCTCTACCTATGACGGCTGAGCCTTACTCGAATACATTCATCACGCTGGTGTACGATGACAACGCTGGCAAGAATGGCGCATGGACAATTCACACGATGCAGCCATTTGGGTGGTGGGTACATAAGGCCAGCGTCTCAGGTGGCGATGAGCGTCTTCTGTTTGGGCGTTCAGGTTTCGTGTTCGAGATGGATGTCGAGAACTACTACTATGACATGAGCATCTTCGGCACCGAGGAGCCTATCGAGGCGTGGTACACGACTCGCTGGTTCGATGCTGATAACAGGGCTACCCGCAAGCGTTGGAAGCGCCCTGTGTTCGTCATGCAGGGCGGTTCGCAGCAGGAAATGGTGGTCGAGGTTCTAAGGGACTACGATCCAAGCAAGGTCGTCAAGTCTTTCAATGTGGCAACCCTGCTCGACCCTGCAGAGGGTATCTGGGATTCTGACGATTGGGATGATTTCCAGTGGGCAGCAGAGACTCTGCTGGCTGGTGATAAGAGTGTGATCCTGAGGGGAAGCCCTCTGGGTAACGGTACGGCAATCGCACTTCGTATGAAGAACGTGGCGCCAGGACAGGACTGGCGGCTGATGGGTCTTACGATGAAGTGGATCGACAAGCGACTCCGCAACTGAGGAACTGACATGGCAACCGCAAGCGTAACTTACAGCTTTGCACCACTGACGCTTGCAGAGTCGTCAGAGGTCAACCAGAACTTCCAGGACGTTATCACGTTCCTGAATGGCAGCACGATGCACAGGGATGCTTCGTCTGCTTTCACCGCTGTCCCCAGCGGTCCTGCAACGAATCCTACGTCAGCTAACCAGCTGGCACGTAAGGCGTACGTTGATGTACCGAGGTACGTCGGCTCTCGTACGGGTCTTGCTACGGTAAGTACAGGCGTTGCTGGTTCTTACGTAGCGGTCGCAGGTGCAGGCTGGGTTACGGGTACGTCCAACAGGATCACGGCTACAGCCGCAGGCTGCACCATCACGGAAACGGGATGGTATGAGGTTCTGGCCGTGGCCGAGCATTTCATCATCAACAACACCTGGCGTGGTGTTGGCATCGCAGTGAACGGCGCCAATCTCGCACAGGACCCGAGGGGTGCTGGTGTGAACGGTACGGTTCCAACGTGCATGGCTAGTCGCACGATGAACCTGACGGCGGGTCAGACGGTAGCCGTATGGCACGGCCACGACAACAGTGTTGGCGCAACGATGAACGCCTACCTGAGTGTGGTTGGCGTGCAGGGAACCTTCTGATGCCAAATCCTGCGTACATGAAGCTTGGGTGGAACAACCCTCGCCCGAGCGGTTTCACGGGACCTGATGCTGGTTCACTGAAGAACCAGTTTGACTCACTGGACAAGGCGCTGTCTTGGCCTCACGTCCGCCAGCAGGTGGCACCTGGTGCGGCGATCGCTTTTAACCTCGGCGGCGTTGCGACGACCACAACGACCGATACGCACAACCTTGTTGTGGGCACGAGGATTTACTGTCCTACCGAATATTCGGTGTATCTCGCACAGATGCACATTGTGATTCCGATGGTTGTGGCTGGCGCCACGATCACGCATGTCGGGTTCCTGTTGAATGGCGTCCAGGTCGATTACCTTCTGTCCGACAACTATTGGGGTGGTGCCGTCAACCCTGCCAGGAACTTCTTCACCGCACAGTTTGCCATCAGTGAGGGTTCTTATGTGGAGCCTGCGGCGGGTTGCAACCTGGGTGCGACGACTGCAGCATCTCTTGGGTTT